CCCCCGGCAGGTAGGGCAGGTGACAGTCTCCCATTTATCCTGAGCCCGCCCAGAGGCAGTCATGTTCAGCTCGACGTGATCGTGACCACGGCCGACCAGGGAGCGACGGTATTGAACGCCGGATCGGACAGGGCACTGCTGATCGCCACCAGGATGGCCTGCGGGGTGGGAGCCCCGGCCGGGTTCTGCGTGACCGCGACGGAAACGCCTAGCGTCTTAGCGGCCATGACTGCCTCCGGAGGATCGGCCTGGACGGGACAGGACTGGAAGCCAAGAAACGACATGAGCCACACGCGCCTGAGCGCAGCTCTTCCGCTCTCATCTCAGCCGAGCAGTCTTCCCATGTCTCATGCTTCCGACGTGAGGACCGCCACGCCCGTCCACGGGCCGGAGCCGGTCACGTCGTTGGACGTCAGCGTCCAGGTACCGGGGGACGGACGGTTATCCGAAGCGGTAACCGTGATGGGAAGCGGGGTAGCCGGACCACTGTCCACAGTGAACGAGCCGGTCGAGCTGGCCGAGTTCTCCGAGTCGGATACGACTGCCGTTACCTCGGAGACGATATTCCCGCCACCGGTTGAATCATCCGTGGTGTAATCGACGGTCAGCGTGATAACTGCACCGGGGTTGTAGACGGACTGGTCGAATGACATAGACGTGATAGAAAGCGCCACCGCCTGCTCCTAACCTTGTAGGCCGCCCTGCGGCTGACCTTCGACTTATGGTCCCTGACCGTCACGCGGACGGATACTTTCCTTGTCATGTGCCGCACATAGCGTTGAGATTCCAGCCTTCAAGACTGGAAGGATCAATCGTAATATAAGAAGCTGCCGGAAAAAGCGAAGCAGCAGTATCGCGATCCCGGATCTTTCCTGTTCCCGCGCACAGTGCGCATGTCACGTATTTTTCCTCTTCGGGCTGCTCGGTCACTTTGTTTCCCATCGATCGCAGTAGTCGCCTGGCAGGATAACGCCCTTAACCAGATCGCAAGTATGATCCGGGTGGTACATGATACAGTTCCCGCAATTCCGGAACGATGTTCCCGGCCGGTAATTCACGGTCTCCTTCGAGACCATTGCCCTTTTGGGGGAATCAGTCCCTTTGTTCTGCGGGTCGGCACCTGAATGGAACTGCTTGGAGTGGGTTTCCAGAGCTGCCGGGCGATCTTTCTCCTGGATATGTCCCAGGTAGGCCAGCACATCCTGCCCCATGTTCTCACGAGCCAAAGCGCGATGATGGCCATCAACGATGAACGCCTTCGGGGAGTTCACTTCCTGGACCAGGATGCTGGGCGCGACATGATCCTTGTGCATCCGGATCATGTTCTCGAATTCTTTCACCTTGCCCGGCTGATGAGAGGCAGCCCAGCTTTTCTTGTCATCAACATCCACCCGGCTCCACGGCACCCAGATGGGACCAATCCAGGTAGCCCTCTTCACCCACTGGATGGCGTCAGGCGGAAAATTCTTAGCCATCTGAACATAGACATGCTCGGGATCAACCGGGTTCGGATCGTGATAATCTGATGCCCCGCCCTTTTTCTCCGCGACTACCGGGTCCGCGCTTTTCTTCCCGCCCGGTATGATCTGCGCACCTTCGCCTGGTGAACTTGATATACCCCCGTGCGGATGTAGCTCCCGGCCAGGCCGAGGGAAGTGTGAAGCACTGGGAAGTCCCGTACGGTCCTGCGGGAACGCCTCATCGTCACTTCCTCGCGGGTAGATCCGGGTATGAGTCTCGCCGGACAGGTCATCCTGTGTGTTAGGCGGCTCGACCGCGCCCATCTCGCCGCTTACCTGGCCGCCGCCATCCCGGTTGTTCTGCGGGACTTCCTCCATGTTCGGGCGTTTCGGGTACGGCCATCGCGCCCCGAGTCCCGCGCCATGACGATCCGGGTCATCAAGAACCAGCCATTCCCCGGTCTCGTTCCTGATATTCTGCATGGTTTTCGTAACATGCTCTTCAAGGCAGATGCCCTTTTCCCAGTCCTCGCGGAATTTGGGAGTCAGGTTCAGCTTGCCGATTTCCTTGCGCCGGAACCACGCGGCACCCTGGGTTTCCTCGGGAGTCGCGCCATTGAACTTCGGCTGGAAATAAGGAACATCGCACAGGTACAGGTAAACCTGGGTCTCGCCGTCATCTTCGACGTGATGGAATGTCCCGGCAACTTTCAGCGGGGGAAGGTCGCCGATTTCCTCGGCCGTTTCCCGGCAGGCCGCATCCCAGGGCTGCTCCCCGACGTGCGGGGTGCCGCCCGGCATTCCCCAGGTGCCCTCGCTGCGCTGCTGGAGCAGGAAACGGTACTTATCTTCCTCATCCTTGGCGCGAAGGAGAATCCAGGCAAGCCTTCCGGGATCTTCTTTCGCGGCCTTCTTGATATGCGCCTGCGGAGGTTCGCGGTGAATGCCCGCCGGAGCCGGGATGCAGCGGCACTGAATGTGCAAAGGACCCGCTATACCGCCTTTAGGGAAAGGGGTATCTAGGGGGATTATACCAGCATTCTTCGCGGTATTGCAAATATCGCACACATCATCCGGGGCGACGAGAAGATGCTTGTGCGAGACGCCGTTATCCCGGTAGCACTGGATGGCTGCGGCATTCATCGCCCTGGCAACCTCGGTCCGGGCGATCATCTCGCTCCGGGCATTGTTGTTACCCAGCCCGGTCCGGGCTACCTGATCCACCCAGTGAACGCCCTCGGTATCCAGGAAGCCCTGCAATGCCATCTCATTGCTGCCCGACGTCTTCAGCAGCTGGTTCGCCGAATCATAGCCCAGGTTCCATGCTTTCGTCCACAATTCGTTCATCGTAGACGAGAAAACATCCCTTACCTGATCGGAAATCAGGCCCAGCAGCGTGTTACCGGAAACATACATGGTTCCCGATGCGGCATCCTTGCGCAGCTGCGCGCCTTTCAGCTCAGCATCCTGGAATGCCTGGGAAATGGCTTCCTTATAACCGCCGACCAGGCCGAGATCATGCTCCCATCCCGGCCACTGGGCAACCTTGATGACCATTTTATCCTGTTTGCCGTCGTCTTTTTCGTCGTCATCATCATGATGTTCTACATCGTCAGGGTCCTCGAAGTCTGCGCCGCCGTCGCCGCCGACATAGCCGACGTGCGGCTCTTCCTCGGTGAAGAAGCGACGCCAGTCGTCCTCCTCGTCCTTCAGCGCCATCTGGCGAGCCCGGTCTACCGCCACGTCAAGCAGGACGCCCTTGGCGATATCCTCGGCGATCGACCCGATCATCTTCTGGGTGATATGCTGCGGCTCCCAGCTGGAAATCAGCCTGCCCTTGCGGATGTGCCGCTTGAGCATGTCCAGCTCGGAATCGATCGCCTTGTTCCGCATCCGGCCCTGAGTGGGAGCCATTCCCTCGCCGCGCTTGCGCGAGCCCGGATTCTGGCTCCGGCCCGCCGTCCCCCCGGTCTTCCCGCGCTGCGGCCGGAGAGTGTTCAGCGAGGCCTGCGCCGCCGCGTGAGCCGGGGTGTTGCCCGGATCGGGACGGGATGGCGATACGGGCGGAGCATGCGTTCCGCTCGGCCCTGTCGCCGAGGTTCCCTTGCGAGGCTTGGCCGGGGACTTCTTCTTCCCGGAAGAGGAACCTGAGCTTCCCGAGTTCTGTCCCTGGTTGAGCATCGCCTGGATCAGCTTGGGGGCATCAGAGAAAGCGATCGGGCCGTTCTGGGTGATGACGATAGGCTCGGAAGTCTCTTTCATTCCCCAGGGCGGCAGGTCCAGCCGCTCCCGGATCTCGTCAATCGACGCCACGCCGTTCTGCAGCTGCTCGATGCCCAGGGAAGTGGTAACCTGCTCATCTTCCTCATCAGCCAGGCCCTCGAACTGGAACTGCATGTCCGGCTGCTGGCAGATATCCTGCAGGACATAATTGAAGATATCGGCAATCCACTTGAGCAGCGGCTTGGCGCTCGTCCGGGACTTGATGCTGCGCTTTTCCTGCCCGGCGAACTTGATACCGGAAGCGGACGGGCCGGTCGCGGTGGCCCCGACATCGGGGACAATTCCCAGTTCCTGTGGCTGCACGTCGAATGCCATGCAGACCTGGTTCATGATCAGGTAGTCGAAGCTGTCACTCAGGTCAACCGGCCGCTGCGGGTCCACCTTGCTGCCGGGCGGCAGGACGATCACCTTCAAGTGGTAAGCAGGATCGCCCGCGATGGCGTTCAGCGCATTCTGCAGCTCACCGATCTGGGTGGGCGTGATATTCGGGTCGCCAGGCGATATGTAAACGCTCGGAACCGAGCCCTCGGTGAAGTAGTCGAGCTGGAATTCCTGCTTCTGCAAGCCCGATACGATCGGCAGCAGTGCCCTTTCTACTGGCGGGAAGCCATACGGGCTCTCTCTGGTCCGCCAGTACGGGGCATACATCATGATATCGGCATTGAAGCTGTTGACTTCCGCCCCGGCCAGGCCCGATTCCTCGATGTCGGCACCGGTCGCGATCGTCATGTAATCGCTTCGCGGGACGCCGTAAAGATACTGCTGGAATGCGGGAAAGGGGGGCCTCGGGGTACCGCCGTGAAGGTCAATCAGCGGCCTGATGGTAGGCCCGGAAACCAGGTTCAGGGAATCCAGGTCACTGCCGAGCAGCCCCCGGCCGCCCATGCCGAACTGGGCACCGTATTTCGGCCGGAAAATCAGGCTCAATGCGTCATAGACGAAGATTTCCTCAAGGAAGGCGTTGAGGAACGTGTCGAAATTCCAGAAATCCGGGTCAGGGCGGCGGAAGAAGCGCTTCGCCTTCGCCTTGCGCTCGCCGAAATCGCGCAGCGCAACCCGGTCGCCTTGATACGCCTTTGCGGCGTCCGTAGTAAGGGTTACATCCCATTCGAGAGCCCGGATCTCCTCGATCCGGATCTCTATCGCGGCACGAGCTACCGAGTACTTGCTCGCGAGCGTCCTGAGCTGGTCGAAACTGGCCAGTTTCAGGCCTTCCGTGCCGGGAGGCGTCGGAAGGTTCCAGCCAACCCGGTACTGCCACCAGCGCGGATCGGGGAAATTCCCGCCTAGCGGCGGCTGGTCGACCGGGACCGGCTGAATGGGAGGCGCGGGGGCGAAAGCGCCGTCGCTGAACACGCTGGCCGGGCGGTCCAGGAAATGCACCCGGTCATTCATGTTGTAACTGGCGGCCGAGTAATAGGTTTCCGGGTTGATCCGGCCCATGCCCGAAGGCGTCGCGACGTAGGACGACGAGCGCCCCGGCGTCGACTTAAGAGCGGAGATAATAGCTGATGGACGCGCCACGCTACCTCCTGCTCATTCTAGCTTGCTCAATATAATCAGCTAGCTTACGCAACCGCTCGGGGTCATCTCCAAGGTTACCGATACCTGCATTGCATCCATGGCAAAGCAAGCCGCGAATGCAACCGCCACATGACTTTATACCGGGACAGCAACTATGGTCATGGTCAACGCAAAAGGAGTCAGACCCACGAGGATCAACTGTCCCGCATCCCGCACAAACGCCACCTTGCAACATCAAGCGCTCGTCATAGTCAGCGACAGTCAAGTCGTAACGAAACTTCAGATTATTCTCTCGTGCAATATCGGGCGCTACGGGATTCTCTCGTCGCCACTTCGTACTCCTGAAAATACTGCACTTTTTGCACATACTTTGCAAGCCGCACGGCGCATCCTTTCGAGGATAAAAATCCTCTGAAGGTTTCAGCTCGCCACACTTGCCGCAGATTTTCGTAGCCGAAATTACCGCACCCGGACGGGCCACTAGTAAACCTCCAGCTGCAACGATGCCTGCAAGACCGGCACTTCCGGATTATCCGTTACCTTGACGTAGATAACATAGGTCGCGATGCCCAGCTGGATCGTCCCGCCCGGACCGACCAGGCAGACCGCTGCGTACGGCTCCAGGATATTACTGCTCCTGGTCGCCCAGATAGCCGTCTGCCAGTCCGTATTCTGCGGCACCTGGGTGGCCTGCGGCATGAAAGCCATGAATACCGGGTCGGTGGTGGGATTCAGCGGAGCCCCGGCCAGGGACGTGGCCTTGACCGGGACCCCCACGTACTGCAATGACAGGTGGGATATGGAAATCGAGTTATATCCCATACTCCGCCTTTGCTACTGAATATACGGGTCGCCGGTATCCCAGTCAATGAAGACCAGTCCGGTTTCCCATTTAACGAACGTCTGAGCCGCCAGCTCCTCATTGAACGGAAGCCCGGTTTGCCATTCGGTGTACACGTCGCCAGTACTCCAGTCGGTGAATACCAGCCCGAGGCTGAGCAGGATCTGCCGGACCGGGATATTCTGTACCGGTGCGCCCCGGTTCCCGGACGTCCTGCCCCTCGGGGCATTCTGCGGGATGATCTTCCGGATCGGCCGGACGGCCTGGATGAACTTCGGCCCGGTCGTGCTGTTTCGGACCGGAGCGCCCTTATTCGAATACGTCCTGCCGCGTGGCGGGAGCGGCTGCCGCGCCTTTGCCGGGTCGTGCCGCTGGATGAACCTCGGGCCGACCGTCGGCGGAGGGGTGACCGGGACACCGGCATTCGATGCGATCCTGCCGCGCGGCGGCAATGGCTGCCGTGGCTGAACCGGATGGGTCAGCTGCCGGAAAACCGGTCCCACGCCGGGCGGACTGAAGACCGGAGCGCCAGGATTGGAGTAGGTGCGACCCCGTGGCGGCAATGGACGCCGTGGCTGGACAGGCTGGGTGGCCTGGCGGAACCTCGGACCCTGAGACGGGTTCTGAACCGGAGCGCCGGGATTGGAGTAAACCCGGCCCTTGCTCCAGGTCTGCGGGACCCGTTCCTGAACCGGGTGGTTCAGCTGAATGAACGGCGGACCCTGGGTGACATTCCGGGCCGGAGCGCCGGGATTGCGGTAAACCGTTCCCCGTGGCGGCAGCGACGGCCTGATCCGCGCCGGGTAATCCTTGGCGATGAACGGCGGCCCGACGACCGACGGGGGCGTGACCGGGGCACCGGGATTACGGTAGACCTGGCCTCTCGGCGGCAGCGGCCTTCTCGCCTGGACCGGCTGGGTGAACTGGCGGAACTGCGGTCCGGGAGTCGTGTTACGGACCGCAGCACCAGGATTGGAGTAAGTCCTGCCTTTACTCCAGGTCTGCGGGATGCGCTGCTGTGCCGGATGGTTCAGCTGGATGAACGGCGGGCCAGAAGATACATTCCGGGCCGGTGTGCCAGGATTCCCGTAGGTCCGGCCCCGAAGGGGAAGAGATGGCCGGATTCTCGCCGGGTACGTCTTGGCGAAGAACGGTGCGCCGGTAATAGGCGGCGGCGGGTTGTTGACCGGAGCGCCGGAGTTAGAATACGTCCGGCCCCTGCGCGGCAGCGGGTTGGCCGACTGGACCGGCCAGCGGAAGGGGACGAAAGCCGGACCCTGCGAGATATTCCGGGCCGGGGTGCCGCTGTAATTGATGCCGTAAACGCGACCGCGACGCGGAAGCGGGTTAGTCGCCTGTACGGGATAAGTCTTCTGGACGAAAACAGGACCCTGCGTTATGTTGCGAGCAGGGGTGCCCTGATGGTTTATGCCGTAAACCCGGCCCGGCCTCGGAAGCGGGTCCGTCGCCTGGAACGGGTAAGTCTTCTGGGTGAATACGGGTCCGGTCGTGACATTCCGAGCGGGAACACCGGAATTGAAGTACGTCCTGCCGCGCTGCGGGAGCGGTCGCCTGGCCTGGACCGTCTGCCTGAACGGGAAGAACGGGGTGCCGGTAACCGGTGGAGGCGGATTCTGTACCGGGGCACCGGGGTTGGAATATACGCGACCACGCTTCGGCAGCGGGTCGGTCGCCTGGACCGGATAAGTCTTCTGGAAGAACGGAGGCCCGCGCAGCGGATTCTGGACGACTGCGCCGGGGGCCGAGCCGATGCGTCCCGCACGGGGCATCAGCGGCGGGATGATGAACCGGACCGGCTGCGGCTTCTGCCGGAAAACAGGACCGTTAGACGGGTTCTGGACGCGGGCTCCGGAAGAGCCCATTCCCCCGCCGTGACCACCGCCGGTAACCGGGCCGGAGATATTCCCGGTGCCTGCCGGAAGCTCCGACTGGATACTTCCCGTTATCCGCTGCGGGATACGCGACCGGAGCGGACTGGTTGCCTGCCGGAAAACAGGACCCTGGGTGACGTTCTGGACCGGAGCACCGGATACGCCCTGGCCATGGCCGAAACCAGCGCCGTTAACAGGGCCGGAAAGGTTTCCGCTAGGGCCGGGAATCTCGGAAATGGCAACCCCGGCGCACCGAAGGTAAGTCCCGAGGATCCTCGCCTGGACAGGCTGCGTTGCCTGGTAGAAGACCGGGCCAACTGTCGGCGTCGGTGCCGGTCCTGCCGCTGGCGGCGGCGACGAAAGCTGCTGCCGGTGCTTGAAGTGCCGCTGCCACGTCCGGCCCGCCCGGGTATTTAGAGGCTGGCCGGGGCCGAGCAGGAAGGCGACTTCAACAATCGCCCAGCCGCCGGTATCGGCACTGGTGAACCCGTTAGTCTCGCTGCCGCCAGTCGAGCCCTTGTAGGCACCGAAGCAGTTCGAGTTCGTGCTGGCATTGATGTTGCTGATGCCAGTGGTGACCATCCCGCTGCCAGCAGCAGCGGCAACGGTAACGCCATCGCCGAAGTCGCCGTACGCGGCGAGGAGGAATTCGCCCCCGGCGTTCGTGGTATAAGACGGGCTGGTCGTGGTGGCGGCAGTGCCGGTCAGGGTCGCGGCAGTTCCGTCCACCATCGCGGTGGTATTGCCGGGAAGCAGCCCCTGTACTTCGATGCAGACCAGGCCAAGACCGCCGCCCGCACCCGACCACTGGGCGGTGATCGACGGTTTCGTCCCGACCATCGTCGCATGGGAACCGTCGCCCGTAGCATCCAGCGCGTAAATATACGTCCGCGCGTTACCCTGAGACGCTGACCCGATCTGGGTGAAGACGTTCCCGGTGCTGGACGTGACCGACGTGATCGCCGGGGTTGTGGTCGCCCCGTTGGTGGCGATGACGATGATCTTCGAACCGCCCGAGATGTTCGAAGGCCATGCGACATTCGTGTTGGTAACAGAGGTGACGCTGCTGCCGATGCCGTTCGAGGACTGGATGACCTGGAAGGCCATATAATCCCTCCCGGTCAGCTCAGGCGGCGGTCCTTCCTGGTCAGGTCAGGCAGGGTGCATTCCCCCGGTCAGGTCAGTTCAGGCCCCACACGTAAAAGTTGGTCAGCGTGCATGCCTGCGTCGTGGTGGTCGCGCCGAAATAGCAGAACATGTCAATGAAATAGGCCGTGGAGCTGTTGAACGTCGGCTGCGTTGCAGACTGCATCAGCAGCGACGGGCCAGTCGTGTTCATTGTTGTCGTCGGATTCCCCGCCGCGCTGGTAACCAGCTTTCCTACCGTGTTCAGCGTGGCATTAGTGCCGACACTGGTTGCGGTAACCAGTACCTCGAACATGAACGCGCCCGTCGTCGAGACGGTGGTGCCGAACGGAGAGAATAGTCCGGTGGAGCACAGCAGCCCTCCCGGAGAGCTGGTGATCTGGGTTCCGGCAGTGGTATCCAGATACAGCGCAAAACGGACGTTCTGCGTAGTCGCGCCATTTAGCAGCGTACCGCCACCCTGGATTAGCAGTGACCGGGATACCCCGTATGTGTCAGGGAAAAAATATGCAGGCAGCAAAAACGCCGGAGTGGTAGCCCCGTTCGCGGGAGTCAGCAACTGAGCGGTGCCACCCGTCGAAACGGTGCCAGTTACCGAGCCACCCGTCGCTGGCATAGCGTACAGCAGCTCAGCCTGCGTGCCAGTTAGAAATGACATAATGCTCTCTTTCGCAGGATTGCCATGCCGTGCCGGTACTCCACCGATTCCAGGTCGGTATACTTATCCGGGCCATAGTGCGGATCAAGCCGATCCAGTATTGACTTGGCCAGTTCCAGCATCGAATCGTCATAGTCGGGATAACAGTCGTATCCGACGAACCAGTCCTCGATGACGTAGTACCCACCGGGCGCGACTACCGGCCACAGGTTCTCCAGCGCCGCCTTGGTCAGCTTCCCGTCATGGGAAGCATCGTCGATAATCAGGTCCCAGCCGTCTTCAAGCGAATCCAGTTCCCGAGCCAGGGCCGGGTCGTCCTGGCTCATCTGGATTTTGATCGTGCCGTCAGGCCAGTAAGCTTGCGGATCGTTATCGACTCCGGCGATCGTCGCCTCGGGAAACAGCTCTCGCCACATATTTAGGCTGCCGCCCTCCCATACCCCCAGCTCGCATACTCGGGCGTGCGGGCCAAGGGTTTTGGCCAGATGCGTATAGACAGGCAGGTAGCCATGGGAAATCTTGTCGGTGGCAAACCCTGACGGCGGCATGTGAAACACTTCGGTGGCCTGATGGAAAGTGGACCGCAGTCGTTCCAGCTCGGCAGCAATAGCGAGTGCCTGACGAGGGCTGACCGCATAGAAATCCGCCCGCCATGAATTATCTACCTCGATAGCCGGAGGACCGTCTAGCTCCGGATCCCATCGTTCAATCGGGATACCGGAGACCGGCATGGCCACCATCTCCGAGTCGTAATCATGGAGATGCTTCACATCACCATGCACGTGCGGTTTCATTCCGGCCTTGCGAAGCTGCTCAGAGATTCGCCCGTCCAGGTGATTCCAGCAGCCCCGGCCCTGGCACTGGGTGCATAGCGCCCACCCTTCGGCGATCCTCCGGGCAGTTACCTTTCGCTGCGCCGCCGCCGAGAATTTCGTGAACCCCAGGCCGTAGCGCAACCTGGTCCGGGTCCGGAAAATCGTGTAGGCGTAACAGCACCAGTCCCGGTCGCAGGCCAGCATTTCCTCGACGCCGCCGGGGACGATCTCGATGTCCTGTTCGATGATAACCAGGTCATCTTTGCCCTGCCAGCGGGAGCGTATCTCCCGCCAGTAGCCGGTGTCGTCCCCGGTGACGTCGATAAGTTCCGCTTCCGGCGCATATGCGGCCACCGACTTGGCCGTCTCCGGATGCAGGTTCGTATGACAGAGCAGGACGCTCATTCGCGGCTACTCGGAGATGACCAGCTCGGGAACGACCCAGATCTGGGAGCCTGTACCGCCCGAAGTTTCGAACGTCAGTGCCATAGTGGACGACGGCGGGATGTTGATCTCGAAACCAGGAGTGAACCACTCGCCCCAGTTGGCCCCGGCCGTAAAGGGCAGGGTCTGGGACCAGACCGCGCTGTTGTTCGCCATCGTCGGGAACGTGCCGGTACCGGAGCCGTTCAGTGTCGAGAAGATCCACGCGGAACCGGCTGCCGTGGTGGACTGGCCGATCGGCTTGGCCGTCGCCGTCCCCACGAGGATGCCGGTGCCGGTGCCCGAGACCGGGCGCAGGCGGAACGTCATCGAGCCGTTCGTCGGGTAAGACGAGGTGGAAGCACCCGAGTTCAGGGCGATGCGGATCGCCGAGATGTTCGCCTCGACACCGGCCGCGCACTGGCCGTACATCAGCACGCATTCCGAGCCGATCAGGCCCCCGGTACCGATCGAGACACCTGCAACAGAAGCGGTGCCCTGGTTAATGTCGACGTTGTAGACACGCGCTAGCGCCACACGTTTCTCCTTTTAGCTGAAATACCTTATTCCGGCACTTCAGCCGGACCAACAATTACGCTGACTGCAATTCCCTGACTGTCCTCACGTCATCTGACATCCGCTCTGCCCGCCAGGTAAAATACGCTTCCTGGTCAGCAGAGAGCTTCTCCGAGGATGCGGCATAGGTAGCATCCCCTGGAATTTTCCCCGTCGCCGGGTTGAGGTGATCAACGGCAATGGCCCGCAGGTAACGAAGACACCCGGCCTGCCTGCCCAGGTCTGCCCAGACGTTATCAATATAATAATGCGACAGCGCTGGCTCGGCCATCCAGCCAAGCGCTTTCACGATGTCGCTGGACACTACGACCGCCTCGGGGATATCTTCCCGCGTCCCGTCGTGCGGATAAGAGAAGCCCGTCCCGCCATTATCCTTGATTGCCCGGACGAGAGCCTGATCCCAGCCTTTCGTGCGAGGCAGGTGATCATCACCAAGCGAAGCGAGGTACGGGTATCTATCCGCCATCCGGGCTGCTATGTGATTCGTCCATGCGGCCAGGCCCTTGCGCGGCCCGGTCTCAAGCCGGTCGCCAGGAGCCTGCAGCTTCCCGAATATTCTCTCGTACTCCGGAAGGGCCGGGTCATCATCATCTACCCCGGCATAAACGTGAGTTTCCAGTGTCCTGGTCTTATGTACCGCGTTCAGCAACCTGGCCAGATTTTGCGGCCTAGCCCGGCTTGGCACGATGACTAGCAGGTCACCTGAATTACTCACGCGGCTCCTTCGTGATGATCGCGATCCCGTCCCGCAGGCGGGAGACATAATGGCCGTAAGGAACAGGGGTATACGGATTTCCCTCGGTTTTCACGTACAGGATGTCATCATGCAGATCGGCGACGCAATCGAGAAGCTTCCGCTTCAGGTCCCGGATAGCCCAGGACGAGCCATCCCACTGCACGCTCACCGGCCGACCGCGACTCTCGGGATGACGTCAACGGAAGAAAACTTTCCCCGCACCCACTCCCGCAGGTACATTTCACGGTGGCGGTCATCTTCCCAGCTGAACTGGCCAGACTCAAGCAGCATGTCAAGCTTCGATGACACCAAGCCCGAATCTGCCGTCAATCTCGCACTCCCGCCATTCCAGCCCGGTTTCCGCGCAGTAATCATCGAGCGCCTGCTGGACAGGGGGAACCTTCCCGGTCCACCTGTAGCCGGTCCAGTTGTATAGTTTCGTATCGTGGAACAGGGCGATCCCGCCGGGTTTCACCCTGGGCATGTAGGCCCGCAGCTCGGCGAGCGTGAGTTCGTATTCATGACTCGTATCGAGAAAGAAGATGTCCAGCTGGTGCGGCAGCTTCGCCTGCACGGCCGGGTCCAGGTCATCACCCTGGATGAACGTCCACTGCGGGTGCCGGGACCACGGACCCATCCCGTCCGGACCCGGATGAGCCCTGACGATATCGATAAGATCGCCGGACCAGACATGGCCGCCGGATTCTTCCGCACCGGCCAGGAAGGCAACCGTCGAATTACCTCTCCTGGAGCCCAGCTCCAGGATCCGGGGCTTCGTGACCGCCCTGGCCAGGCGGTAGAAATACGGGAGGTATTCCCGGATGTCGCTCTTCTTGTGCGCCCGGTCCTGGTAGACGTCCATCATGGTGCTGCCGATATGCCCGGTAACCGGGTTGTACGTCCTGGCCAGCGGCATCAGGCGATCCGCTCTTCGATTTCCTTCAGTGCCGGGATCCAGGATTTCTCCAGCACCCGGTCCACGTCGTAATTAAGGGCGAATTCCCGTGCCGCCTGCTTCGGCATCTCCCCGCGCTGTTTCGCCTCGAACGCCATCTCGTAAGCGTTGTAGATATCGTCGACGTCCGGGCGCTTCCACCAGGCATTGTGATTGTGATGCCACCACGGACTGCCTGACACCAGCCAGCCAGCGCCGCACAGCTCGGTCATCGCGCTTGCATCAGTGGTAATAACCGGGATGCCGCAGGCCTGCGCCTCGATCAGCGGGATGCCGAATCCCTCGCCGTAACTGCACAGGGATAGCACGTCCAGGCCCCGGTACCATTCGACCATGTTCTCCTGAGAGATCATGAACATGGCGTGCTGGTAAACATCCGGGAAGACCACCGCGTCGCTGATGCCCAGCTGCAAGGTCAGCTGGTTGAGATTGAGGCCCTGCTTGCTTTCCGGGGCGGCATGCACGGCCAGCATGCTATCCGGATGAACCCGGTGGAACCGGGCGAACGCCTCGAACTGCTCGGCCAGGCCCTTGCGCACCGGATCCCGGTTCATCGCGTTGATGCCGATGACAAATGTGTCATCACTGACCAGGGACTCGCGGAACGCAGTCGCGTCTCCGGGGGAGAATAGCTCAGTATCTATTCCGTGAGGAACATACAGCGGATCCGCGCCCTCATTGCGCAACATCTGCTGACCGAATCGGGACATGGCCACCGGGATGCCCTGACCCTCCCGCAGCACCATGACATCAGCCTGGCCGACCGGATCGCAATCCACCGGGAACCAGTGGGCGATGTTCATGCCCGGCATGTCCTCGACGGCCTGGAGCAGGCCGAACGGGTCGCACAAGGTAAGCAGCAGATCGGAGTCAAAGAAGCCGTAATTGGCCCGCAGTACGTCACATCCGGCATTCTGCGCAACGCTGGGAAGAAGCTTAAAGCCTTCCCATTCAAGAACGGCACCGGAGAAAGTATAAGGTGCGGAGATCGTGATCTCGTGTCCCAGTTTCGCGATCCGTGGCACGAACAGGGCTGTCTGTATCCCGTAACCTGTCAGGTTCCAGGGCGAGTTGCTGTGCCACAGGATTTTCACGAACGCGCCTCCGGGGAGCAGGACTGTTATGAACAGGTATGGTAGCCGTGGTAATCCGCAGCCAGGATCTCAGGACGGCATTGACGGCAGGCGGGAGCGGCGGCTCGTATTTCACCGAAGGCATCAGTATCCCTGTCGGGAGCGGGAGTATTCAGCTGGCGTGCTGGTTCAGCAGGTAGTGAATCACGTCAGCAAATTCAACCGGCTTGCCCTTGCGCTTGCCCAGGATCCGGGCCAGGGCGCACAGCCTGACGAAATCAGCATCAGAGACGATAATCTGCTTGCTCATGCGAGCTTCGCAACCCCGTCGGCATGGCCTTGCAGCCATTCACGCAGGTCTGCGTCATCCGGGCATGGCTCCAGGATCACGTCATCGCAGAACTGGGGGAAGCGGGATTTGAGGGCGAAATCCATGCCGTGAACGAGGCCGAGAGAGTAAGAAAAACTCATTAACTGGCCGCCTCCTGGGCAAGGGACACAAAACCCCTGGTAGGAATTTTACTGTATATCTTTTTGCAATGCAAGCGATCAGGGAAAAATACTGATAATTTTTTCTGCCGATACCAAGCGCCGTGTGCCCAGCTCTAGAAAGCTTTCCTGGGGCGGACTTGGTACCGACAAGCTTATTATAGCGCTACTTTCCCGGTTCGGCCGGGATGTTCATCAAGATGGCCGTAATTACCCCGGTGACAATCTGGATGCCCTGCCCCTCGGTGAACCCGGCCGCCATGAACGCGACAAACAGGTCGTGCGCGGATTTGGCAACAGGAAGCATGTCCTGGTTGACAAAAGGGTCCTGCGGGAATTCCTCGCTCACTCGCCCTCCTCGAATACGTCTTCCGGCCAGATTGTCTCGCTGTCATCCCATTGCGGCCAGTACTCGACCTCGGTCCGGTTCCCGTTGCCGAGCGTGACAATGCGCTTGACTCTCGGGCATGCTCTCAGGTGATAGCCGCCGCAATCATCGCAGGCCTTCTCGGGGCGATCGGGAAACAGCGCCCGGAGGGAAGCCTTCTCTGCTTCAGTGAGCTTCATGCCACCCCTTCCCGAAGGCCGAGTCGAAATGGTCCCCGCCATGACCGTCCGGTTCGCTGCACTCGGCAATCACGTTTCCCGGCTCCAGGTAAAGCATGGTTTTCGTGCCGCATATCCCGATGATACCGCAGGCGGTCAGATTTTCCTGCCCCCCAGCCAGCTCTTCCCGCTGTACCCGATCCACGACCCCTCCGACTGGCTGAATGCCGCCACCTGCTTGAGATACTCGCCCGGATCGCCGCCGCATTTCGGACACCTGGTGAACCGCAGGGAATACTCATGACCTTCCGTACACTTGCGCATGTAGGCGTTTGACCAGCGCATGGCGCTCCTGACGCGCTCAGTCTGCGGAATCTCCCGCTTCGCCACGTCCGCCCCGCAGTGCCTGCATTTCTTATCCTGCAGGAAGTTGACATCGTTCTTGCACTGCGGGCAGGGAACGAAACCGTACACCTCGGCATAATTGACGCTGGCGACGCCCATCAGCTCCCGCAGTGCGTGGACGAATGCGTCAGCCCGGTCATCGTTGATTTTCTTGCGGTCATCGAAGCTGGTCATCGCGCACAGCTGCTGCTCCAGCGCGGAGAAGTCATCCCGGTTGCCGACCATGTGGATCATGCCGCGCTCATTGATCGCGCTGACCGGCTGCGCCCGGATCTGCTTGCCCTTCATGGTATAAATAGACCGGAACGGGATATGCGGGTCCTTGGAGTACAGGACGGCGGGGAAATAGTCCCCGACCGCGTTCTTCTCGCCGAGGACAAGATCAGCTTCCCAGCGGTAGTATGCCTGGGCGATGACCGTGGTCACCTTATCCGGGGAACCCTGGATGGTCAGGTCCTCAAGGATATAGAAATGCCGGTCCTCGCCTTCGGCGGCGACGATGATGCCGGTCTCGTCACTGCTCTTCGATGCCGTCTGGGCCGGGTCCACCGCGATGATGATGCGCCGGAGGTCGGGCAGCTCGTCTTCCCGGACCCGATACTGGTCGAAATCCTCCTGCAGGAACAAGGCACCCGGAACCGCCTCGATGAACAGGCCCTCAAGTTCCTGGTCGATAAGAAGCTGGTTGCCGTGCAGGCGCAATTTCACCTGCTCGATCATGCCCTGGACGCCTTCGGCCTTCCAGTTCTCCCAGCTTCCGGCCTGAGTGAGATGAACGTGCTCCGGATCCTGCTCGGCGGCATCAAGAAGCTCGCGCATCGTCTTGGTCTTGCGGGGGGTTGTGGTAACGAGCAATTGCCGTTCCCCGACTCGCAGTGCCGGGAGAAGACCGGCGTCGTAGAATTCCGGGTACCGGATGATGCCGATCTCGTCGAACCAGCAGTAAGAAAGGTTAGCACCACGGATCGATTCCGCCCGGTCGGCCGAATAGCCCTGGATAATCGCGCCATTACGGAGGGTGATGCGCATGTCATTCTTGTTGTAGGAGACGATCTCGCCATCCTGGGCTTGCTCAAGAATGCCGCTGGGGCCTTCGAAGCAGGTGTTTTTCACGTCAGAGAAGGTGGGAGCGCAGCAGGCGATCCAGGCGTCGGGGTGAGCCAGGCCCTTTTCGAGAACCCAGTTGGCCCCCGCCCTGGTCTTCCCGAAACCCCGGCCGGTCATCAGGATCCACGTCCGGTATGAGGTGTATTTCCCCTCGCACTTGCACTGCCTGCCGGTCACCTCGTCAATCAGGCCGTGCCTCGGGTGATCAGGAGCATTCTGCTTGTTATAAGAATTAGTCGTCCAGTGACGCGGCTTGTTCGCCGCCATCTCTGCTT